TCCAGCAGAAGGCTTCGTAACGGGGTGGCGGTATTGAGCATTGTGGATACGCTTCTGCCCAAGGTGAAAGCAAACCTCATTCTGGAAAATGGCGCGGATGACGACCTCCTCAAAGGTCTCATCCGCGCCGCCGTTTCCTATGCCGAAAGCTACCAGCATATCACAGCCGGGAGCTATGAGATAGAAGCCATGCTACCGACCACCGAACAGGCCGTGATCATGCTGTCAAGCCATTTCTACGAAAGCCGGGATGGCTCGACGGCGGGTTTCTTTGCGGACAGCGTACAGGCGGGGCAGCAGGTCTGGAATACCGTCAATCTGTTGTTACGCCTCGATCGGAACTGGAAGGTGTGACTATGAGCTTTGGCAAGATGAATACGCTGGTGGATATCATTCAAACTGCGCCTGTGAAGGATGCGGAAGGCTTTGTTGTAAGCGGTGATACCATTCTGGCCACCGTACGCGCTTACCGGGAAGAAAAGCACGGCAATGAAAGCTGGGCAAACCGCGCCGCGTTCTCCAACGCCAGCGCGCTGTTCCGGTTTCGTAAGCACCCAACGCTTTCGCTCACGACCAATATGGCGCTGGTCTGTGACACTGGGCGATACAGGATTCTCAGCGTGGAGGATGTGCGCGGGCGTGGGATGTATATCGAGGCGCTGGCTGAAAAGTTGGAACCGACAGTGAGGTAACGCAGATGGCGAAAGCGATTGTCAAGATGCCTGAGGAGTTTCTCCTGAAAATCAGCCGATTGGAGAGCAAAACGGACGATATTGTGCCCAAGGTGCTCGAAGCTGGTGGCAATGTGGTACTGCAGAAGGTAAAAAGCAACCTGCAGGCGATCATCGGCAAGGGCACGAAACGCCGCTCTAAAAGCACGGGCGAGCTGCTTCGCTCCATCGGGTTATCCAAGGCCAGACAGGACCGTAACGGCGACTACAATGTCAAGGTGGGTTTCGCGGAGCCACGCAGCGATGGCGGCAGCAATGCCAAGCTGGCGAATATCCTCGAATATGGAAAACATGGCCAACCTGCGCGGCCTTTCCTGAAACCGGCCAAGTCCTCGTCCAAAAAAGCCTGTGAAGAAGCTATGATTGCTAAGCTGGAGGAGGAATTACGGCAGATATGAGCTTGCTTTCAGAACTGAATACCCTGCTGGGTGATCTCCATATTCCTGTCGAAACGGGCGTTTTCACCGGGAAAGCGCCTGAAACCTATGTGGTGATCACCCCGCTGACGGACACGTTTGCCCTGTATGCCGGGGATTTACCCCAATATGAGGTGCAGGAAGCGCGGCTGTCGCTGTTCTCCCAAGGCAACTACCGTCCGCTTAAACGGCAGATTGAAAAAGCGCTGCTGGCAGCGGGCATTACCATTACCGACCGTCGCTACATCGGGCATGAGGATGATACCGGATATCACCACTTCGCCATTGACACGGCAAAACAGTATGAACTGGAGGGATAAGAATTGGCAACGATTGGCATGGATCGGCTGTATTACGCAAAGATCACCGAAGCCTCGGACGGCGAGGAAACCTACGGCGTGCCCGCTCCGCTGGCCAAGGCCATGAAGGCAGAACTGTCCATCGAGCTTGCGGAGGCAGTGTTGTACGCTGACGACGGTGCTGCCGAAGTGATTAAGGATTTCAAATCGGGCACGCTCTCGCTGGGCGTAGACGATATTGGGGTAGCAGCGGCGCGCGACCTGACTGGCGCGGTGGCGGATGACAACGGCGTGCTCGTCTCCGCAAGCGAAAACGCGGGCGTGCCTGTGGCCGTTGGGTTTCGCGCGCTCAAGTCGGACGGCAGATACCGCTACTTCTGGATTTACAAGGTGAAATTTGGCATCCCCGCCACCAACCTGCAAACCAAGGGCGAATCCATCACCTTCTCCACACCGACCATTGAGGGTACGGTGCTAAGGCGCAACAAACTGGACGGTCTGGGTAAGCACCCCTGGAAGGCCGAAGTGACGGAAGGCGCCGCCGGAGTGTCCACCGCCACGGTCACAGGCTGGTTTGGTCAGGTCTATGAGCCTGTGTACACGGTTTCTGGCGGCGAATAAGTTTGAGACGGAGGTAACACACTATGGATACGGAACGCAGCGCCACCATTGTGATTGGTGGGAAGCCCTATGAACTGATCCTCACGACCCGCGCTACTAAGGAAATCGCCCGTCGTTATGGTGGGCTGGAAAATCTCGGTGAGAAGCTCATGAAGTCGGAGAACTTCGAAATGGCGTTGGATGAGGTGGTGTGGCTGCTTACGTTGCTGGCCAACCAGTCCATTCTGGTGCGCAACCTGAAAAACAAGGAGGCGCCTGAACCGCTGCTGACCGAGGATGAGATTGAGTTGCTCACCTCCCCATTGGATCTGGCTGCGTACAAGGAAGCGATCACGGAAGCCATGTTTCGGGGCACCAAGCGCAATATCGAAAGCGAGGAAGAAAGCTTAAAAAACGTGGCAGTCGGGTAACGGACGAAGAAGTCTTTACCCGACTTTACTATTTTGCCACAGTGCCGATGGGCATGCACGCGGATGAGTTCTGGCTCATGCCCATCGGGCTGTTCTTCGATCTTTGGTGCTGTCACAAGCAGTTCTTGGGGCTTGAAAAGCCAAAGCGGATTTTGTCGATTGACGATCTCATTCCGCCGGGGATCTAGCTTTCCATGTGTAGCGACTTAGTACTTCTTAGGGAACTTCTCCTTGCCATACTGCCACAAGTACTGGTCTATCTCTTTCAGAGTGAAGTTTTCAAGCGAGTAGAATGCTTGCAATTTGAGGAGCGTCTTCTTAAATACAGATATGTTCCGCAAGTCTTCCCTGTGGAAATTTGCAAAATTGTCAACGTCCCTCAGGTAGACCAGTAACTCTTCTACAAAACTATCATATATGGGATAAACCTCTGGCTGATGGTGGCTACAGTATTTGGTAGCGAACGAGTAAAAGCGCAATTCTTTACCATTTTTTGTATTCCTCACGCCATGTCCTGAGGCAATATCCATAACCAAGGATTCATCGCCGCGCTTGAGCCGATCGTCAATATTGAGAGAGACAATATGCCGTGCAACCGCAAAAACATTATATATGTTGGTGCTGTAAAACGCGTTGAGTGCTGCTACCTTCAGCAGAACATCGTCGAGGCTGTTATTTTCTGGGCTGAATTGCTTGAACAGTTTACTTAGGGCGCTTTCTTGCGCCTTGTAATTCTCAAGCGTGTTCCATTTCTCAATGTAGCATTCTACAGCATCACGGCTTGGGTGTTCAAAATCAGACAGAGTGCGCGTTCTGTGAACAGTACGCAGAATTCGTGTTGTATAGGACCCAATGTTGGGATTCGTGTTGATGCTTTCATTCGTTTGCCTGACCACCAGCTTTCCCTCATGCTCAGCGATTTCCCATACGCCATGCTTCTTCGGGTCATAAAGGGTTACAACCCCTCTGCTGACTGAATACAGGAAATCATATTTATCATTTGCGATACGCGGTCTATTGTTTTCAGGCATACTGACACGACTTTGGCGGTTTACGCAGCATGCAAGTGCCTGCGCATTGATTGTGCCTTCGTTTACAGTGCCATAATGATCAAAAATGTATTTCCTGATTTCAGCCATTGATATAGCATCGGTTCCAATGCTGGTTACTGCTTCTTGTATCATTTTCCAAACGGCTATATTAGACATGACACTCTCCTACCGAAATAAAATCATGGCCATATTGTATACGAAATGAAGAGCTTTGTACATGCGTGAAGGCTGTCAACACTTATTTTTAACGCCCGAATGTGTAAGGAGGTGACGACATGGGACAGGACAATTTCGGCCTGAAAATTGGGGTTGAGGGAGAGCGCGAATTTCGACAGGCGCTCAGCGATATCAACCAGACATTCAAAGTGCTGGGCAGCGAAATGGCGCTGGCAACCAGCCAGTTTGAGAAAAACGACAAGTCCATCCAGGCCGTCACCTCCCGAAATGCTGTCCTCAACAAAGAAATCGACGCTCAGAAAGAAAAGATTTCCACCCTCAAAGCCGCGCTGGATAACGCGGCTTCTTCTTTTGGCGAAAATGACCGCAGAACCCAAAACTGGCAGATACAACTCAATAAGGCGCAGGCAGAGCTCAACGGCATGGAGCGCGAGCTGGAAGAGTCTGCCGATGATGCGGACGATCTGGGCGAACAGATAACCGATTCGGGCACAAACGCCGAAAAAGCTGGCGGCAAGTTCGAAAAGCTCGGCAGCATATTGAGCGGTATCGGGAAGGCAATGGGCACCGTGGCTGCTGCGGCCGGAGCTGCCGCGATCAAGCTCGGCAAAGAAGTCGTGCAGCAGTTTGGCGAGCTGGAGCAGAATCTAGGCGGTTCGGAGGCGGTGTTTGGAAAATACGCCGACTCCATCCAGCGCACCGGTGAAGAAGCCTACAAGAACCTCGGCGTGTCCCAAAGCCAGTACCTCGCCACCGCCAATAAAATGGGCGCCTTGTTTCAGGGTTCGGGTGTCGAGCAGCAGAAAAGCCTAGAACTAACCGAGAAGGCGATGCAGCGGGCTGCCGACATGGCATCCGTCATGGGCATCGACATGCAGATGGCGCTGGATTCCGTCGCGGGCGCTGCCAAAGGCAACTTCACCATGATGGACAACCTCGGTGTGTCCATGAACGCCACAACCCTTGAAGCCTATGCGCTTGCCAAAGGTCTGGATTTCACATGGGCGTCAGCCAGCAACTCGCAAAAGGCTGAACTGGCTATGCAGATGTTCTTTGAAAACACGGAGCAGTACGCGGGCAACTTCGCACGGGAATCCACGCAGACCATTTCGGGTTCGCTGGGGCTCATGAAAGCTGCGCTGGGTTCCTTTACAGCGGGCCTTGGTAACGCGAACGCTGATATGACCAACCTGACGCAGAATTTGGTGGACGCGTTTCAGGCGGTCGTGCAAAACATCGTTCCGGTGCTGGAGAACGTCGTAACAGCCTTGCCGGTCGCGACCGGCGCTATCCTTACAGCCATCGGTGATCTGCTGCCCATGCTGCTGGAAACCGTCGTATCCCTGTTCACGCAGGTGTTGGAAACGCTCCTGAGCCTTTTGCCCGAACTGATCCCGGCGGCAGTCAGCGCAATCATGACAATCACAGCCGCTTTGATTGAAAACCTGCCGCTGCTGGTTGCGGCAGCGGTGCAGCTGGTCACCGCGCTAGTGGAGGGCATCGGAGCTGCGTTGCCCACGCTCATCCCTGCTACTGTGACTGCTATCACGACCATTGTGCAGGGATTGCTGGAACAGTTGCCCCTCTTGCTGGACGCGGCGCTGCAGCTGATCCTGGGGCTTGCGCAAGGCTTGCTCAATGCTATCCCGCAGCTGATAGAGGCTTTGCCTGCCATCATCGACGCGCTGGTCAACTTCCTGATCCAGTCCATCCCGCAGATCATCCAGGCGGGCATCAAGCTCCTGACCGCGCTGGTGACGGCGTTACCGACGATCATCACGGCCATTGTAAAGGCGATCCCGCAAATTATCAGCAGCATTATCAACGCTGTGATCACCGCTATCCCGCTGATCATCGACGCGGGCGTCAAGCTGCTGGTCGCGCTGATCCAAGCGCTTCCGCAGATCATCACGACCGTGGTCACGGCGGTGCCCCAGATCGTAGGCGCGCTGACTGGGGCGTTTGTCGGGAACATCGACAAGATCATCCTTGCGGGCGTGCAGTTGTTCGTCGCCCTGATCAAGAACCTTCCGACCATCATCGTCGAGATTGTGAAGGCCGTTCCCCAAATCATAACAGCATTGGTGAACGGCTTTACAAGCTCTATCAGCCAGATCGCTACCGTGGGCGGAAACCTCATC